GACGTTGACAAATCTTTTAAAGATGCAATGGCTGCAAGAGCAAAAGCACAAGAGGTTTTCTTTAACACGAAAAAAGCAGTTGAAGCAGCTATTCAAAAAGGTCTAAAAGAAATTAAAGATTACAAAGCTATCAATGAAAGAGCGTTACCACAATTTGATAAATTAAACAAATTTGTTAAAGAAGTTGGAGTTCCTATGCCACCAATGTATAAAGACAACGAAGAAAACTTAAAATCAGGACTGAAGAATTCTTTTCCTATGCAAATAAAAGCCTTAGAAAGCGTTAAATTTTAAATAAACAAAAATGAACACAAATCAAATACTAAACAAAGTTCGTACACTTCTTGGAATGGAAGTAGTATTAGAAACAATGAAATTAGACGATAACATTACTATCATAGAAGCTGAATCATTTGAATCAGGAATGGAAGTAGTAGTAGTTACTGAAGACGAGCAAAAAATACCTTTACCAGTAGGAAGCTATAATTTAGAAGATGGTCGTGTTTTGGTAGTTGCTGAAGAAGGTATCATTTCCGAAGTGAAAGAGAAAGAAGAAGAACCTGAAGTAGAAGTAGAAGTTGAAGTTCCTGCTACTGAAGAAGAACCAATGGAAGAAGAAATGTCTACTGAACCTACACAAACTATTAAGAAAACAATCGAAAGCGTAGTTAAGGAAACATTCTTTGCTGAAATGGAAGCGTTGAAAAAAGAGAACGAAGAACTTAAAGCTAAACTTGAGGCTAAAGTAGAAGTTGAACTTTCAACGGAAGAAGAAGTAGTAGAACCTATCGTGTTTAATCCTGAAAATGTACAAAAAATCGAAGGATTTAAATTTGCTTCTAAAGCGGGTAACTCTACTTTGAATAACATATTAAATAAAATCAATAAATAACTAAATTAATAATTTAAAAAATGGCTACAACCACTTCAATTACAACTACTTATGCTGGCGAGTTCGCAGGTAAGTACATTGCAGCAGCTTTATTGTCTGCTCCAACTTTAGAAAAAGGCGGAATCACTATCCACCCTAACGTAAAGTACAAACAAGTTATCCAAAAAGTTGCTCTTGACGATATCGTTAAGAATGCTTCTTGTGACTTCGATGCTACTTCTACTTTGACATTAACTGAAAGAGTATTACAACCTGAGGAGTTCCAAGTGAATTTACAACTTTGTAAAAAAGACTTTCATTCAACTTGGCAAGCGGCTGAAATGGGTTATTCTGCATTTGACCAACTACCTAAATCATTCTCTGATTACCTTATTGCTTACGTTTCTGAGAAAGTTGCTTCTGCAATGGAAACTACAATTTGGACAGGTGTTAACGCTACTGCAGGTCAATTCGCAGGTATTTCTACACAAATCGCTGCTGATGCTGCTTTACCAGCTGCACAAGAAGTAACAGGAACTACAGTAACTGCTTCAAATGTTGTAACTGAATTAGGTAAATTGGTAAACGATATTCCTGCAAGAATGTACGGACAAGACGACTTAACTCTTTACGTTTCTCAAAACATTTACAAAGCGTATGTACGTGCATTAGGTGGATTTGCTTCTTCAGGTGTAGGTGCTAATGGTTACGATAACAAAGGAACTAACCAAGTATTTGGTGATGTTTTCTTTGACGGAATCAAAGTATTTATGGCTAACGGACTTGCTGCTAACACTGCTATCGCTACAACTAAATCTAACTTACACTTCGCTACAGGTATCTTGAATGATATGAACTTAGTTAAAGTTTTAGATATGGCTGACCTTGATGGAAGCGAAAACGTAAGAGTAGTTATGCGATTTACGGCTGACGCTAAATACGGATTTGCTGAAGATATGGTTACTTACGGAATTACAAACTCTGCTAACTAATAATTAGAAATCGAAGAACGAGGGTGGTGAAATAAACGCCACCCTTTTTTGTTAAACATTTAAAAATATACTAAAATGGCTTGTGAAATTACAAATGGTCGTATTGAAGAATGTAAGGATTCGGTTTCAGGATTGAAAGCCGTTTACTTCATTAACTACGATGACCTAAATTCAGATGACGTTATTTATGACGTTACAAATACAGATTTGATTGACGACTGGACTCCAGCTTCAGCGTTAAACCTATACAAATACGAATTAAAAGGAAATAACTCTTTTGAAACTACTATTAATTCTTCTCGTGAGAATGGTACTACTTTCTTTGAACAAACACTTTCTATTCAGTTGAAAAGACAAGATATTGCGACACACAAAAACGTTAAATTGTTAGCATTTGGAAGACCAAGAATTGTTGTTAGAACAATGACTGACCAATTCTTTTTAATGGGACTTACACAAGGTGCTGATGTAACAGGTGGTACGGTATCTTCAGGAAGTGCATTAGGAGATTTTAACGGATATTCTTTGACATTTACAGCGCAAGAGGTAAGCCCTGCAAATTTCTTAAATTGTTCAGATGAAGCAGGTTTAAAAACTTTGTTTGAAACAGGCGCAGGAACTGATGCTACAATCGTAACTTCGTAGTTTTTTTCCATATATTCATAGGTTAAGCCGATTCCTTATAGGGTCGGCTTTTTTACGTAGAAACAAATACGAATAAACATAGTTATTATAGTATGATAGTTCTTCAAGAAACAAATAATCCACAAACATTTAACTTCATTCCAAGAAGTGATAGTTACGATGGTTTATTTTTGACTGATGACCAAACAAACGTAGAAGTAGAAGTAACGATTAGTTCTAACACGATAGGAGACTACATAAACACGATTACAGCGACTTTTGACCTAACGCAAGGACATTTCTATAACTTGGTGTTAAAAGATGGTTCTGACGTAGTTTATAAGGATAAAGTGTTTTGTACAAATCAACCTATTGTATCATTTAGTGTAAACAACGGACAATACACTTCTAATTCTACAACTAACGACTTTATAGTTTATGAGTAATATACACGTACTAAAATTAAGCGAATATTCAAGACCTGAAATAAAAGAGTCTAAACGCGATGCGTGGGTAGAATATGGTGAAGACAATGACTACTATCAATACTTAATAGATAGGTATACTAATTCTACTACGAATAACGCGATTATAAACAATATAACACGTTTAGTTTACGGAAAAGGTTTAAGTGCTGTAGATGCGTCTAAAAAGCCTAATGAGTACGCTCAAATGATGGCTTTGTTTTCTAAAGAATGTATCCGTCATTTGGTAAGTGACTTAAAAATGTTAGGACAATGTGCCATTCAAGTTATTTATTCTAAAGACAGAAAGAAAATTAGCAAGGTTTATCACGTTCCTGTGCAGTTATTACGTGCTGAAAAGTGCAACGAAAAAGGCGAAGTTGAAGCGTATTACTATTGTGATAACTGGCAAGACCTAAGAAACTTTACGCCTAAGAGAATACCTGCTTACGGACACTCAAATGAACCTATAGAAATAATGTTTATAAGACCTTATTCTGTAGGAATGAAATACTATAGTTACGTAGATTATCACGGAGCATTACCATACGCGGAACTTGAAGAAGATATTGCTAACTATTTAATCAATGAAGTTAACAATGGTTTTTCGGGGCGTGCCGTTATAAACTTTAACAACGGAGTTCCTTCGGAAGAACAGCAGTTATTGATTAAACAACAAGTTTTAAATCAGTTGACAGGAACTAAAGGCGAAAAGGTAATAGTAGCTTTTAACAATAACCAAGACTCTAAGACTACGGTAGATTCAATGCCTGTAAACGATGCGCCTGATTTGTACAATACGTTAAGTGAAGAATGCTTACGTAAGATTATGTTAGGACATAACGTTACAAGTCCGCTTTTATTTGGTATTGCTTCTGCTAATGGTTTTAGTTCTAATGCTGATGAATTAAGAAACAGCGCTATATTATTTAATAATATGGTGATTAGACCAATGCAAGACCTTTTATTAGATGCTTTGAATAATATTCTATCATTTAATATGGTTTCTTTAAAGCTTACGTTTGGAACTCTTAACCCATTAGATGCTGATGGAGACTTAACTACGGATAACGATAAGAGAAAACTATTAGAAAGTATAAATAATCTTTCTCCATTAGTTGCTAATAAGGTAATTGAAACACTAACACCTAATGAAATACGAAGTATTGTAGGTTTACCACCTGAATCGGGTGGAAGTGATTTACCTGAAGAAGCTTTGAATTCTACGGAATTAAGTTCAGATAGTCAAATAGCTAACGCGTTAATAGAACTTGGTGAAGAACCTAAAGCGGAATGGCTATTAATAGACGAATTTGCTGTAGACTACGACAATGACGATAGTGAAAACGAACTATTAAGCAAAGAACCTAAACAAAGCCTTTTAAGCAAGGTTTACAACTTTGTAAGCACTGGTACTGCTTTTCCTAACTCAAAAAGTGAGCAAGACAAAAACATAGACGGAATTAAATTTATTACACGTTATGTTTACGCAGGTGAAACTTCAGAGAAAAGCCGTGAGTTTTGTAAAAGAATGATGTCA